TTATACAAGATCTTTCTGTTAATGGTAGTGTTTCTGTAAAAGATGATGTTTCTTTTAACAAAAATGTATTTATAGACTCTAGTTTGGGTATTTTAACATCAACACCAAAAGTATCACTTGAAATAAATAGTACAAGTGCAATAAAATTGCCTCAAGGAACAATAGCAGAAGCACCTACTATGAATTCAGCAAATGAAACTGGATTTATTCGATATAATCTTACAAATGATCAATTAGAAGGTTATAATAATAATAAACTTTTTGCTATTACTAATTTGATTGATACAAATAAAGATACTTTTATTCGTGCAGAAACTTCAGAAGGAGCAAACAACAATTCATTAGATTTTTTTACAAATAATCAAGAACGTATGAATATTAGTAATACAGGAAATGTAACTATGAATCATAATTTGAATGTTGTAGATAATACTGTATTTAAACAAGATTTATCGTTGAATAACCATTTGATTGTTTTAAATGATGTATCTTTTAATAAAGAATTCATTAATAATCAAAACACAATCTTTCACAAAGATGTAAGTATGAATAGTCGTTTATTTGTAAATGGAAATACATCTGATGTATCTTTTAATAATAAACTAAATGTCGAAGGGTTAGCTATTTTTGAAAAAGATCTTTCTGTAAATCAAACAGTAAATGTACAAAATGATGTATCTTTTGGTTCTCAATTTTCCATAAATAAAAGTAATGTATATATTCATCCAAAAGTAATATTTAATAATGATGTTTCTTTCAATAAAAATTTAGTTTTGGACGAAGACGCTTCTTTTAATAAAAATGTAATTATAGGTGGAAATGTTATTGTTCAACCCAACATTCAACCTAGCCAAGATGCTTCACAAAATTATATATGGGCATTAAAAGGCAGTCAAATAGACGGACTAACATCTGGAGAAAATTCTGGAATTTCTGTATCTATTAATGGTGATGGTACTATAGTTGCTATTGGTGCATATTATTTTAGTGGAGGAGCTGGTGGGAATTCCGGAACAACTCGTATTTATGAATGGAATGGAAGTGCATGGGCATTAAAAGGCAGTCAAATAGACGGATTGACAGGTGGAGAAATTTCTGGAATTTCTATATCTATTAATAATGATGGTACTATAATTGCTATTGGTGCATCCAATTATAATTCAACTAGAGGAACAACTCGTATTTATGAATGGAGTGGAACTGCATGGGTGTTAAAAGGAAGTCAAATCGATGGATTGGCAACTGGAGAATATTCTGGATATTCAGTTTCTATTAATAGTGCTGGTACTATAGTTGCTATTGGTGTATATGGAAATAATTCAAACACAGGAGCAACCCGTATTTACGAATGGAATGGAACTGCATGGGTTTTAAAAGGTAGTCAAATCAACGGACAATCATCTAATGACAGGTTTGGACATACTGTATCTATTAATGGTGATGGGACTATAGTTGCTATTAGTGCACCCTATGATGATGATGGTGGTACGGAATCGGGATCAATCAGTATTTATGAATGGAATGGAAGTGCTTGGGTCTTAAAGGGTAGTCAAATCAACGGATTGGCAGCTGGAGAACAACTGGGAGGATATATAGAAACATCCACAATATCTCTTAATAATGATGGTACTATACTTGCTATTGGTGTACCTAAAGCTAACTCAAATATAGGAACAACCCGTATTTATGAATGGAATGGAACTGCATGGGTTTTAAAAGGTAGTCAAATCAACGGATTGACAACAGAAAGATCTGGAGTTTCAGTTTCTATTAATAGCAATGGCACCGTGGTTGCTATTGGTGCATTTAATTTTGATGGAGGAGTTGGTTCGAATTCAGGAACAACACGTATTTATGAATGGGACGGAACTACATGGACACTCAAAAAACAAATTAATGGATTAACAACTGAAGAAAAATCTGGAAATGCAGTATCTCTTAGTAGCGATGGTGAAACAGTTGCTATTGGTGCATATTTAAATGATGAAGCTTTTACCAACGCAGGAACAACACGAATTTATGGAATAACGCTTTATAATCCAACATCAGCTATTGGATCTTTTGATATTAAAAATTCTGATGGTGAATTGTTGACTACTGCATTAAAATTCCCTTCAGGAACAACAGCTGAAAGGCCACAAATAACACGTCCTGGTTTTATTCGTTTTAATACAACAGATAATGCATTTGAAGGATATGGAACATCATGGGGTCCAATAGGAGGATCAGATGGATTTAATGATGTTGATAATGATACATTTATATCATTTGAAAAAACTATAGGTAGTGATGAAGATGAAATTTATATTTATTTAGCTAATCAAGAGAAAGTCCGTATAATGAATTCTGGTGATGTTTCCATGAACGAAAATTTAGTAATAGGGGAAAATGCAATTATAACACAAGATATTTCATTAAACAATCGATTATTTATTCATGATGATATTTCATTAAATTACAATATACATGTCAAAGATAATGCTGTTATAGAAGATTCTGCAAGAATTCATAACCGTTTATTTGTAAAAAAAGATGCATATATAAATCAATTAAATACAGAAAATAACATTGTTGATGTAAGTGGACAATTAAAAGTAACAGGAATAGCTGTAGGTACAAATCCCAATATTCTTTATAATTTAAATATAAGCGGGGGTATACAAGCAACTTCATATTATGCAAGTTCTGATTCAAGATTGAAAGAAAATATAAAAACTATTTCTAATGAATTACATATTATTGAAAATATACGTGGAGTTTCCTATAATCTACAAAATAATAATTATGAAAAGTATGGTGTTATTGCGCAAGAAGTTGAAACAATTTTACCAGAAATAGTACACACACAAAACGACGAAATAAAACAAAAGTCAGTTAATTATAACGGATTTTTTCCATATTTGATAGAATCAGTAAAAACTTTATCTTCAAATAATAAATCATTAAAAACAAGATGTGAAGAAATGAAAAAAAAACTGCAAATTCAATAAATAACTTGTAATTACTAATATTTAGAAATGAAAAAATAGCGTATAATTATTTTAATACATAATAATTATATAATATATATAATTAGTATGTCCTATAATTCATGGAAACAATATGGAGGAATACACGAAGTAAACAGCTTTAATGTTATTAATGTAGAAAGAGTAATTACAAATACCTTTATAAATAGAGCCGAACGGTCTAACCAACAATTTTTTGATGGTACTTTGGAAGTAACAGTAGATTTTATTGCTCAAAATAATGTGTATTCTGGAAACAATATTATTGCACAAAACAGTATTTCTACAATTGTTGATTTATTTGTAAATAGAGATAAATATATTAATAATCGAATCTATTTCTTTACAACTGATAGAACTAGCGATATATCAACAGTAGATTTAAGCTTTTTACGTCCTGTAGATACAAGTCATAGTTTTATAAAAGGAAACAAATCTAACATAGGTGTTAATATAACAAATCCTGAATCTGTTTTTCATATTTCTTCTCATCTAGAAAATATTTCTAACGTATTAACCTTTGAATCTAGTAACAATTATATTAGAAATATTCTTGCACAAAATAAGAATCAACGTGGAATTGTTTTCGATGCTAGCGATTCTCAATCAAATATTTATTTTTTTAATGATGTTTCTACTAATAATTTAAATGAATCAAATGCTAATATCCAGTATGCATCCGGAGGATTTTTATCTTTATCAACAAAAGATACAATCGAAAACCAAACAAACAATATATTATTTACAAATTCAGGTGGTTTATTTTTAATTGATTCTAGTAACACTCGATTACAATCGATTGATCGTATAGTGATTGATACTTCAGATAGCTTTGTTGTTGATACTTCAAATGGATTTTTTATTTTAGATACATCATCAAGTATGCTTCACATAGGAACATCTGGAGATTTTATTTTAAACAGTTCTTCACAGAAAAATCTTTTTAGTTTAAATCAAGAAAAAGCTATATTAAATGCATCTGGAGGTATTATTTTGAATGCTTCTTCTGGTTTTTTTGATATAAATGCAACAAAAACTGGTGTAGTTAATTTAAATGCATCTAAGTTTATTTTGAATTCTATTGCTAATTTTACACCCTTTATAAGAGATTTATCTGCAGTCAAAATGTATGACGAAACATTAACTGTATACGATAGTTCTAATACACAATTTTTACCAAATGTATATGATTTAAGTCAAGTACAAACAGGTACTGCAATTACAAGCATATCTATTGATCCTAGTTCTACAACAAATGCTCATTTTGTTACTCCAGATACAGGTAAAGGTCTAGAATTGGTAGGCGGTGTTTACCCACTTGATACAAATAGATCTATGAATTTTATTGGTACAAGAGATTTATGTAATGGTTTTATGCCGAGTCAGCTTATTGTATCAAGTAATGATCCTTCAAAATTTCTATCTACATTAGGTATTAATACCTATCAGCCAAAGCTAGATGAATACATTATGAATATTAATGGTCCTATTCGTATTGCGAATGGTGAAATTAATCCAATTGTTGATATCAATTTTGAAATAAAAAACATGCACTTTTCACGTAGTCACACAAATGTTGGAATTGCCGTCGGTTCTCCAAGTTCTATTGTAAACAGCTCTTATCATCAATTTGTTTTATATTCAACAGATGGCGGACAAAATTGGAATTCATCTAATGTGTATGAAAAAGAACACTCAAATGAAACAGATGAAGACACATTAAATAATACATCCAATACGTTTACAGAATGTTTTATGATTGATAATAGTTATGGATTAATTTCAGGAAATAACTCTGCATTTTATTATACAAATAATGGAGCTGTAGATTGGTACAGATTGGGCTATGGGCCTAGCTATGAAACAAATATTGTATCTACTGCATTAGCGGGTCATAAAATCACTATTGATGGAAGTCCTATTTATCGTTTTTATAATGCATTTCAAGGAGCAAACAATAAAAGCAAAATTCGTATGTTTGATATTTCTCAAAGCCACATAGATGCATCATTAAACGGACAAAGTGATATTTTGCAT